AAGAAAAGAAACCAAATCAGAATGGCGGCAACCACTGCTGTTGTGAACGGCAAGGTGGTAATGGCGGAGGAGACTGTAAAAAAAATCATGCTTTTGAACAAACTTTGGATTCCAGATGTCCTAATAGATATAATCAAAGATTATCTTTATGTTAATAAGGAAACCGTGTTGCGAAATTATTATAAAGCGATGATAAATTATTCCATTTGGAGATTAAATGTTCGTTTTTCTAACACGCTTGATCAATATGGAAGAATAAGAAAGATACATTGGGCGATAGGGCACGATTGCGTACAACTGCAAGACGTTATGTGCGCAGTCTGCGGCGAATACCAATCGCGCCACCATACGAATCTTCCTCATGGTGTTTGCGCAATGGAATGGGATGGCCCAGACGGGACATTGTTGGAGTTTACAGAAGAGGAAAGAGATGTTTATTATTCAGATGAAGAGGAGGAGAAAGAAGAGGAAGATTGGGATTGGTAAATAATGGATTATAATTATAATATATATGAGAGATATATGTCTATAAATTATACGAATATAATTTTAATAATTTTAGGTTCTATGTATTTGATTTTTTCAATTAAAAATTCCCTGAAACGTCAACAAAAAATTAAAAAGTATCTTACTGGTCTATAGCGTACGTTCAATAGAAGAATAATAAAATGGAAATAAATAGAATTCTCGAAATATTTACAACATGAATAAGAAAAAGAAAGAATCGACTAAAAAAACATATGAAAATATCAATAGCAACAGTACCCACGTAAACACACTAAACACTCCTTTTTTAGTCATTGTGGAATCGCCGTCCAAATGCAAGAAAATAGAATCCTTTCTTGGATTCCAATATAAGTGTATCGCATCAAAAGGCCATATCCGAGAACTTAAAAAAGTCGGAAAAGACTATACCCCCGAGTTTGAAATCATAGAGGAAAAAGCCAATCACGTCGTATGGATGAAACAGATTGTCTCTCAGTTCCTCCCCGAAAATATTTTCTTAGGTACAGATGATGATAGAGAAGGAGAGGCCATCGCCTGGCACATTTGTAAAGTCTGCGGTATATCAGTAGAAACCACGCAACGTATTCTTTTCCACGAAGTAACGGAATTCGCATTGAAACGCGCGGTGGCCAATCCGTTATTTATTCGTATGAATATTGTCAAAGCGCAACAAACCAGACAAATAATAGACCGTATGATTGGATTTCGAGTAAGTCCTGTACTATCGAGAATGGTAAGTCATGAACAGACGAATTTTTTATCTGCGGGGAGATGCCAGACACCGACGTTGAAACTTATCTATGATCGAAAAGTTGAAAACGATACGACCACCAAGAAGAATGATGGTGACGAATCATCTTCTGCGGTCGAGTATAAAATAGTAGGAAGTTTTTTCCCGCATCCAAGTACTCTTACTGCTGTTCTGAATATAAGCCAGAACGAGGTTGAAACATTTATGGAAGACTCAAAAGATCATAAACATATCTTCAAAATAAATGACAAAATATCAAAAGTCAAATCCCCTCCGAGTCCATTTAAAACGTCGATTTTATTACAAACCGCAAATTCCGTATTGCATTTATCTCCAAAATATGTCATGGACGCCTGCCAAACGTTATACCAGGACGGTAAAATCACGTATATGCGTACGGAAAGCATGACGTATGCCAAAGGGTTTTTGTCTCAATGCAAGAGTTTCATCGAAGAACAATACGGTGCGTCATACGTCGGGAAAAATATAGACAAACTGGAAAATAATACCGACAACAACAATCCACATGAAGCCATACGAGTCACCTATTTGACCACGCTTCACACCGACTATGAGGACAAGAAAATAAACGATATTTATCAATTGATTCGACAGCGTACTCTCGAAAGTTGCATGCACGATTTCCAGTACGATCATTATAAAATAGATATTTCAGCTCCTTCTTGTTCTTCTTCTTCTTCTTCGTCTTCTTCGTCTTCTTCTTATATAGCTACAATCGAAGTACCAACCTTTTTAGGATGGAAAAGATTCTCTACAAAACCAGAGGAAATGACGAAGACGCAAGTCAAATTATCAAATGATATTCAATTCTGGAAAAAGTTCCGGGATAAACCAGTCCCTTTCATAAAAATAGAAGCGGTCCTGCATATGACGGAATGCGATCGATATTATAACGAGGCAAGTTTAATCCAGAAATTGGAATCCCTGGGCATTGGTCGGCCGTCAACGTTTTCCATGCTCACCGATACAATCCAGGAAAGAAAATATGTNCGGAAACAAGACATAGATGGAAAAGTNATTTCCGGNAAAGAATACACATTACACGGTCAAGACAAACGGATAATAGAAACGAGAGAAGTGCAAAAAGTGTTTGGCGCGGCGAAAAACAAACTGTGTATCCAAGAATTAGGTATGCAAGTCATTCATAAACTGGAGGGATTCGCCTCTATTTTCGAGTACTCCTATACGAGTCTCATGGAAAAGGAATTGGACGAGATTGTGGAAAATCCAGAAAAAGATTGGAAGAAAGTTTGCGAAACGTGTGATGACAATATTACTGCATGTCTCAAGCCGCTTCAACAAAAAATGAAAAATAAGTATGCACTGGACGAATGTCACTCTTTGATTTTTGGGAAATCTGGGATGGTGGTTCAGTATCATAAAGAAGGCGAAGAAAAAACATATAAGACTGTCAAACCATCTCTTGACTTGGATTTCGCAAAACTGGAAAATAATGAATATTCCCTGGACGACATTTTAGAAAGAAAGGACGAGTGTTTAGGTAAGTTCGAGAACGAGGACGTATATTTGAAATCGGGTAAATATGGACCATACGTTACTTATGGAAATACCAAATTGTCCATCAAACCATTGGTCACTAAGAAAATGTCCCTGGAACAGATCACTATCGCCGAGGTGGAGAAATTNATCCTTTCAAAAAAGACCACAAAAGAAGAATCCACCAATTCCATTCTGAGAGTTTTATCGAAAGAGGCGAGTGTGAGAAAAGGCAAATTCGGGAATTATATTCTGTATAAAACGGCCGATATGAAAAAACCGTCCTTTATCAACCTAACGAATTGCCCTTATCACGTTTTAGAGGACGATGTCGAAAAAGTATGCCAATGGGTCCATTTGAATCTGAAGAAGATTGAATAAAATAAAAAGAAAACATATAGAATAGTTAAATGGAAAGGGCGAATTGGGATGATACTTTGTTAAATTGGGAAAAGATCAAAGGCGGCATTGAAAAACCCAATAAAATATTCTTATTTTACATGGTTTCGGTGGCCATGTATTGTATTAGTTTTTACTATTTATTTATCAAACACCTGCCCTCGGAATATATCATTTTCATTTTCATATTTATCATGAATGCAATATTTCCGTTCATTTGGATAAAAGATTTCTTGTCGGTAGATTCTGTAAATCCGTCCGCTCATATTCTGGTTTTATACAGGAATTATGCAGTAGCGGCAGCACTCGCCTTGCAATTTATCGGTCTGTTTATGGTAATCCTGAAAAACGAGAACGTCCGCAAAATGAAATTACTATCTACAAATAGAGAAGACGAAGAAAACAATCGCCAGAAAATAAGAGATTTGAATACAAATGACGAAGGTACTGAAAAGGCGGATCGGCTGATTTCTATTTTATTCGTCACCATAACTACGCTTATCTGGGGAGTAGTGGGAGTTGCTTTTTCAGAAAATAAAATTATCGTCCAAGACTTTGATCCCAGTAAATTCCCCCCTTTATTCGCGACCATTCGATGGCTACTGAATCAACCGTATCATTTCATTAACAATATTGAAATTTACTGGCATAATTTTTTGGATCGCATAAATATGTCTCCACTGGCGAAGGCATTCAGTATATATTGCGTGACATTTATAGTAATATTCTTTGGGGCATTTGTCCGTATCCCACGCTTCAAAAATCCACGCCAACATAATCCGATGGATTTATTTAATGTGGTGAATATGATGCCGATATTCCCTGCTATTTTTAGGCGAAGATTAGAACAGTACCGAAATCTGAGTGTGTTTTTATTGTCTTTGATTGTCAGTGTATGTTTTGCGGGGTTATTATTCGGACTAAAGTCGTTTTTCACGTCCATTCCCAAAAGTGCCGTGATAGGAATGACTGTTGTCGGATTTGCCATATTTTTCGGATGCTTTTTCGGTAAGCGCGAAGAGTTATTACCAGACGCGGAATCCGTCAAGAGATTGGTTTTCTTCCTGCTCTGTTTTATATTCGCATTAGTCGGGACGCCGATCGCATTAGCGGTAGTGCAATTACTAATAGAATTAGGATTCTTAGGTTTTTTACCATATGCTGGTTACCGGCTTTATAATAAATTGTTTAATGAGAAATCACATCCTCCTCTTCTCAAAACCTTGAACACCAATGGATTGTTAGAAAGTTCGGCAGGTGTTTTCTTTACGGTGTTGTTGTTTGCCATGTATGGATTGGGCAAGGACAGAGATTGGTTGGATAATGCCAATGGGAAATCGATGCAAATGTTCTTGGTTACTTTGGTGACAATGACCATTTCATTATTTACGGCACTCAGTACCAAATACAAAGTAAGTCTAGGAATATACGAATTGATTAAAAACGTCATGCAACTTGTACTGGTCTATGTGACTCCTTTGGCATTGGTTGCCTTAGCTATTGTCCAATTTATCTTTTCCTATAAAAACTACATGAAATACAAACGATTCGAAAAACTAAAACTATCCTCAGAAAAAGAGACATAAATATTTGCGGTTCATAATATACAATATACAAAATGAAATATTATGAAAGTTCCTTTGAAGATTATATTCTTTCGTCGTCCAAAACAAATATCCATCCGGAATTGGAGGATTTCATCCATGCATTGCCTTCAGACATTTCGAAATTCAAGAATTTGATTCTATACGGCCCTTCCGGGGTCGGGAAATATACTCAGGCACTCAATATCATTAAACGGTACAGTAAAAGCAACCTTAAATATGAACGGAAGNTATTTATCAATACCGATAAATACGAAAAGAAAAAAGAAGCGCGCACGGAAAAAGCGAAAACCGCCAATATAAAACGATTAGAATTTGTGAATCGTATCAGCGACATACATTACGAGGTCGATATGGCGATCTTGGGATGTAATTCAAAAACCCTTTGGCACGAGATCTTTTTCAAAATCATCGACATTGTCTCCGCCAAGCAGGAAAAAGTAGGCATTATCTTGTGCCGAAATTTTCATCATATATACAACGAACTACTCGAAGTGTTTTATAGTTTCCTCAACAATCCTCTACAGCAATTCAACGTGAATATTTATTTCATTTTGCTCACTGAACATGTTGGTTTTTTACCGGAAAATATCCAGCAGTGTTTTCAAATGGTTCATGTGAAACGTCCCCAATCGGACAGTTGTTTGAAAATAACGAATAAGAATGACCATGTGCTTATAGGAGAAAATAGCAGAATGGTCTCTTTTTCGCAGTTTCACAAGCATTTACAAGAAAATCTCGACTATTTTGGAGCAGACTGCTTGACGAATCTCAAAGAATTGCATGGATTAAAAAGAAAAGACAAGACGGAAATCCCGAAAGATATTTTCAACGTCGTCGTGGATAATATAATACAGAAAATGTACAAACCTGAATCCATACATATACAGAGTTTCCGCAACGACATTTATGATATTCTGATTTACGATATCAATGTGTCTGAATTCATATGTCACATAATCTTTTACATTATTGAAAACCGCACCGTCTCGAGTGAAGATATCCACGCGATTCTGAAAGAAACCGTCACGTTCTTCAAGTACTATAATAATAACTATAGACCAATCTATCATTTAGAGAGTATCATTTTTTTCATTATTAATAAGATTCACAAAGAAAGATATATAAAATGTACGCCATAGTTCCTGTATGAATGAATTTCAAAACGGCTTGTCATTTATTAGATATCGATTCGACGGATAAAAATTGGCGTCACCACTTGAAAAAACAATATAAAATAAAGGCGTTAAAATACCATCCCGATAAAAACAAAGACGGGACAGACCTTTTCAAAGAAATCAGTTCGGCGTATCAGTATTTGGAAAACTACGACGAATTGACGTCGTCGTACGAGAATCCGCGTACATATCTCGGTCATTTAATTGTCTTGTGCGAACACCAAGCCACTTTGATTATTCAGGAACTGGACCGTGAAAAATTCGTTAAAATATATAATATAATTAAAAGGTACAAGCAGTTTCTGCAATTCTCCGCGACCTTTTACGACTTTATGGAAAAACGAAACATATATTGGTTCAGCCAAGGAAATCTGAAAAAACGACATTTGAGCGACTACTTAGAAGGAGATTGTATCTTTAATGAGGAGTCGCTTAGTTCAACCAAAAAATATAGTACATACTACGACTCTGAATGGGACTTGACGTATTACTGCGAGAAGAAAACCGACGATACAGTAAAAGATATCAGCAACTCCCAAACCATGCTCTTAAAACCTTTGTTAGATGATGTCATGACGGAAAATGTATATAAATGTATTTTCAAAGACGAAACCTATTTGATTCCTCTTTGGCACCATGAACTCGTGTATGAAAACGCGGATGAAGAATTAATTGTGAAAATAATTCCCAAACTGCCGTCGAGTAATTATTGGATCGACGAAGATAATAATCTGCACCAAAAAGTAGAATATACCTTGTATGAATTGTGGGATTGCGTCACTGCCGATAAATGTATGGAAGTTTTTTTCGCGAAGAAACGGCTTCTTTTTTATCCGAATCGTCTGAAATTACAGACGGAACAGACGTGGGAATGGAAGAATCAAGGGATATCGACGATTAATAGTCACAATATTTATGACATTTCTGAAAAAGCAGACATTATACTGCATATTCATATTTCTGGAATCACCTAACTTTATGCCCCCTTCTATTCGCAGTATTTTACGCCAAAATTATGTTCTTTTGTTATTATGTGAAGGTTTAGTATAAGAAAGGATATGGATTTGATAGGTCAGTACAAATCTTATGATGAACAATCTGCTGTAAAAGAACCAATGAAGGTGGATACACCTCTGCAAACAACAGTAAAAGAACAAACAAGCAAAAGAGATAATATTTGGTACGCGAATTGTATTTGTCTTGCGGACATTTTGGATTCCGATCATGATCTGAGTCGTAGACCCGGAGACGAGAACCCTTTAGAAACGTATTGGAATAAATACGCCAGTCTTGGGGGCAACGATGAATTGAAAAATGCATACACACAGATTTTTTCGGACGGCAAAAAACCAAGAACCCAGCCTAAAATTCACAAAATGTTTGTCGAGTTAATCAATAAATTCGGTCCTAAATTCCAAGACATTGACGGACCGAGTGAAGTGCCGAGAATAGCACTGTCTATACGAAATATTACTTGCGATAAAAAGATTGCCGGGCAAAGGACCAAGATAAATACCGATTCAGAGTTAACAAAATTAGTGGTGGAAACGCATCGTGGTGGTTCTTATGATCAGAAAAATTCAACCCCAGCTGAATTATTTAAATACGTCCCAAGCACGATTTTCGATAACGGAAGCAATGTCGATTTTTTACCATTCGATCCTTCTAATAATTATACATTTTCCAATAATTATTTCCCTTACTCAAACACCCGCATGACAACAAAGGCGAATATGTTAAATAACGTTACCGATTTATCGGAAACTGAGTTTTTGTCGGTGGTCATGCAAAGTGAAACAGCGAAAAACTGGGCACCTAAGCAACAGTTATTGATACATACTTTTAGGGGAAAGGATGGCCCAACATATTCTGTACAATGGGGCCAGGTCACTGCGGATGAGGTTACTTTTGAATTGTTTGGTCAAAACAGGCGATCTTGGTGCAGTACAATTAAAAAAGTTAGAAATATGATAATATCACTTCCAGAAGAACCTGCAGACCAATATGATGTCTTGGCACGTAAATGTCACATATTGTTTGGGAAGACATGTGGCGATGGAGTTTCTATTGACGCAGCAGAACAAATGAAATGCGGTGTCTTAAGTAATGATATATGCTGTTGTTACCGTGCTGCGATAGTAAATGGTTTTGGGTACAGGGCTTGTCCAACAACAGACAAACTTTTTTCGACCACTAGAAACTTGGAAGTTTTTCAAACGAAGCCAAGAGGAAAGTTCGATATTATAAAAGCCAAAGAAAACGTAGATAAATTATTAATAAGTTTGAAAGACATCGAGTCCGCTAAAAAAGAAAGAATTGATTATATATCAACCTTTTCTATAAAGGCGAGTGACGGGAAAAACATTCTTTATGTCGCAGAACTTTACGCCAAAAAAAAAGAATTCCTGATTGGACTTGTCAATAGCAAACAAATTCCAGAAGATTTAAAACCTTTTATACCACGTACCAATAGTACCAACGTACCAACAGTACCTGAAGATTTATTGAAACGGTATAGTTATTACGACATGGATCAATGTCTTGGATCGAAAGATTTTTACAAGATTGAATTAGATCAATTTATAGTGGATATTAAGAGTAATATTGATCAACTGAAAAAAATAAGAATAGCTTCGCGTTCTACTGACAAAAATGATACATTCGGAGAAAGTTTAACTATTCTCGCAAATATAGAAGTCATATTGTCGTCATTTATTATGAAACAAGATGATAGCACAGAAGAAATGGTACCTGATAAAGCAAAGATTCTGGAATATTCGAACCTTTTTTTCAAATCTAATCTGGAGAAATATAATGGATCGCGATTCTTAACCAAATTTAAAGAAGCATTAGAAACTACTGCCCAGAAAGGAACCCAACAAGTGAAAGATTTATTAAAGTATATATCTTATTTCGGTGGAAACGGTGGTGGGGATCAGACAGGGGGGGAGGGAGAACCTATACTTTTGATGTCTTTCCTGGTGCCTATGCCTTATTCTTATGATGAAGTTGATCACAAACTTATACCATGGAGTGGTATTAAACAATGGAAGGGAGAATATGAAATACGTACCGACGATAATACATATGCTGACAAAAAAAATACGAAGGGCGACATAATAGAAATGTTTGATATTATAACAGAAAACGACATTCCATTGCGATTATTGCCAAGTGTATCTGGCACAGCACCAGTCAAACCATCTACAAAATACTATAGTCTTATTCAGAACAATGAAAACATACCGTCTGCAATTGCCGCCTTTGGTGATAAAAGGAAACGACCATCATCATCATCATCATCATCAACGCAAAAGACCAAGCGACAAAAACGAAATTCGAGGAGTAAAAATCTGGTACATAAGAACGATAAACCTCCGTCCCAGCGTAATACAAAAAAGAAAACACATTATTCAACCAAGAAAACACATTATTCAACCAAGAAAACGAAAGAATTTAAACACTTTACACGAAGAATGAAATCATTGTTAAAACGATAATAAAATTGAAAACGTGAATAAAGAAATCATGCCTTAAAAACCATAAAACATGATTCACTCGTGCCATATCGAAGACAGAGACTATACCCGTTGGAAATACGATCCCGAAAACAACGATCTTCAAAATCCGATGGAATATAAACTATTTAATGAAGACGAGGTTTTAGTAGAGGACTCCACTGTAAAAAACATCGTCCGATCACCCGTCCGCGCGACGAGAGATATCCCGGGAATATTATTACTGGAAAACAACCGAACGTTCGGTCGCACCCCCAACAAAAAACGATTGTATTATAAATGCAAACCTTATGATACAAAACTCCCACATTTCCTCATTCCCTATGACATTCCAATAGGGTTCAACAAAAACTTCAAAAACAAATACGTAACCTTCTCTTTCGATAAATGGGAAGATAAACATCCACTTGGAATACTGTCACAAACCTTGGGCGATGTGTTTGATTTTCCTTCCTACTGCGAATATGCTCTTTACTGTAAAGAACTCCATTCGTCGATTATCGCTTCCGTCACGAAAACAAAACTGCTCATGGGCCAGAAAACTGTCGAGGAATATAAAAACTCTATTATAAACAACCCAGATACGTACGGGGAATTCATGCGACGAAACCACGAATATATTTTCACTATCGATCCTACTGGTTGCACGGATCGCGACGACGCCATTTCCATTAGCTATACTTCCTGCACATCCGGATGCCGGGAATATAAAGTAAGCGTATATATAGCCAATGTATGGGTATGGTTAGAACTGTTCGATTTATGGGAAACCACTGGGAATCGAGTCTCGACGATATATCTCCCCAACATGAGACGTCCAATGTTACCGACGTCGATTTCCGAAAAATTATGCAGTTTAGATGCCGATGACAGTGATCGGTTCTGTTTCGTCATGGATTTCATCGTCTTTGAAAACCCGGTGAAAGAAGATATTCGTATTATTGGATCACCGACTCTCAATCAGTGCAGTATAAAAGTGGTCGAGAATTTCGACTACGAGGAAAAGAAGTTGTTGAAAAATAGAGATTATCGGCTGCTGCAAAGCATGACCGAGAAGTTGGACGGTGGTACGGTACATGATAGTCACGAAACCGTTGCATTTTGGATGACCCAGATGAATTTGTATAGTGCGAAATTAATGAAACAGAATAAAATAGGAATATTTCGAACGGTTCAATCGCGAGTGAACGTCATACCTGCGGTGAATGAAATCCCATCCGGTATGCCGCATTTCATCCGGATTTTAGAACAACAACTAAGCGGTAGTTATAAACTGTTCCAAGAAAACTGCTCGAATTATGCACATGATACATTGGGGTTTTCCGAGTACATTCATTTCACCAGTCCGATTCGACGTATGGTAGATCTATTGAATCAAATAAAATGGGTGATTGAAATCATATCACCTCCGAGATTATCAGATGCGGTAAAACAATTCTACGATACCCAGGTCCAACAAATCGACGTATTGAATGCGAAAATGAAAAAGATCCGGAAAATCCAGTCCGATTGTGATATTCTTTTCAAAGCGACAACGTACTTGGAGAATTTCACCGAAACCGTTTATGACGGAATAGTGGTAGGCGAATTGGGAAATAAATGTACGGTATATATTGAGGAATTGAAATGGATGACGGAAGTAAATTCGACATCGTTGGCAATAAAGAAATTCGACAGAGTCAAGTGTAAATTATACGTATTTGAAAACGAAGAACAAATGAAAAGAAAAATACGCGCTCAGCTTTTAACGTAGTTTTTAACACATCGCGTGAAAAACAGTTTGATTTGGTGCGGATCGCTTCCGATCACTACATCGTCGGGTACGTAATGTACATTTCCTTTATAGTACGCCAGAATCACCGGAATACCATTGACCACTTTTTTCGTGCGCAAGAATCCATAAATGTCGAACCCTTCGTCGATATCCACCTCGATGGTCGATATTTCGTTCGGCATCATATCGAAGTATTGATTCACCAATGCCTCGATTTTTTTACATGGACCGCACCATGATGCAGTGAATTTAATGATAATGACTCCATTGTTTTTTTCAAGGATCGCTCCAAGATCTTCTCTCGAGACTAAAGAGTCGGTTAGTTTCATTGTATAATATTATACGTAGAGATTTTATGTTTAATATTATTATTGGCGTGTATGATATTATTGGTTCCACTTATTCTTAAACCCAGTACAAGAGAACGGCGCCTTGATATCCAATCCCGCCTATTCCAGCATTCCCCCCTCCACTTCCTGCCCCACCGCCGCCACCACCGCCAAAATTAGTTCCCGGTCTACCGGCGTTTTGAGCCGGTAAACCTACTTGAAAATTTCCATTTCCTCCACCGGTTATCCCGCCCCCTCCAATGTTCCCTGCACGCGTACCTCCGCCACCGGCACCACCATAATTGAGGCCAGTTGGAATAAAAGAAATGGTCCCATTCGCACCCGCCGTTGCAGCTCCAGCACTCGATCCCATGCCACCTTTCGCACCGCCCGTCTGTAAGAGTTGGTCTGGCATCGTGACTCTTAGACCACCTGTACCTCCAATACCTCCGTCTGCAGTTACTGTAGTAATTGGATCACCTGATATTGAACTCAACCCTCCGTTCGCAACCGAAGTAGCGCCACCAACGCCAACTACCACTGTAAAGCTATTAGATCCGTTATTGGAAAAATTACCAGTTTTTACAACTCCACCGTTCCCACCATTTCCCCCATGACTGTCTTGACCACCGTTACTGTTGCCATAACCACCTGCGCCACCGCCGCCTATAACGTAATAATTAAACGTTGTTGTGGGGGATAAGGTTAATGTCCCTGACCCGGTCAGTGTTAGCACTTTGTATCCTCCCGTATTTGCGCTGTATGTAAATGTTCCATTGTACGCGTAGGGCGGCAACTCGGCTAGTACTGCACTCTTCGATGTAAGACCAGCAGACGACAAAATAACCGTTTTTGCAGATGGTGTTTTATTCCAGCAGGTGATGACTTTCGTCACTCCAGCCGCCACAGGAACGTCTGTGAGATCCGCCGCACTCGCGAGGGAAATATCCGTATATAGCAACGGCGGCGTCGATGACAGACTATATGTGATCGCCGCAGTAGTTGTGTTGTTTACTGTAAATGTGAAACTGGTACCATACACAATCGTACTCGCTGTACTCACTGCTAGAGAAGGCGGACCATATAGACTGGCTGACGCGGAATAGGTCGATGAGGACAGCGTAACCGTTTTTGCAACAGGTGTTTTATTCCAGCATGAAATGGTTCTGGACAATCCAGACGCAACCGCGACATTAGTAATAGGCGTCCCACTTGCGAGGGAAATATCAGTGACCAATAACGTAGGCGACGAGGTCAAACTATATGAGATATCACCGGGGCCGGTGGTATTCGTGATATTAAAATTAAAGTTACCGTTATACAGTACCGTCGATGGACTCACTGTGAGACTCGGTGGCGGGCCGGCAAGGACCGCTGTCTGAGACGCACCAGAAATTAAAGTACATGTGATCGTCTGGTATATCAATGTCATATTCTTGCAATACACCGTGGTGGTTCCAGTGGGAACAGATTGGTCGATTAAAGAATAGCCGATACTTGTACTCGTATATATATGACTGGCGGTCAGAGCATATGGACCAGTAGTCACCGATGAAGACATAGAGAATGAAACGTCTGCACTTGTATTGTTAAGAATCGTAAATTGGAAGGTACTGTCCCTTCCGATCTGAGATACTGCACTGCTTACAGTACTCACGCTGATTGTAGGAGGCGGGCCGGCAAGGACCGCTGTTTGATACGCACCATTACTTACCGTACATGTAACTGTTTGGTATATCAATGCTGTATTCTTGCAATACACAATGGTGGTTCCGATTGGAACACTTTGATTCAGTAAAGAATATCCGGCACTTGTACCCGTATATAACTGACTTGCCGTCAATGCATATGTACCGGTGGGCACCGTAGAAGACATGGAGAATGATACTGGTGTACTTGTATTATTGAAAATAGTAAATTCGAAAGTACTGTCCCTGCCGATCTGATTTTGAAAACTGCTTGCCCTACTAACGGTGATACTTGGAGGGGCGTATCCCATGTACGGCAATGTGGTAGAGTAGTAATAAAGAACACCTGTGAAAGATGAATTAAGAATTAACGTGGTTGTCGTTCCTTCCACCGAGAGTGTCCATTGGCTATCCGATGCTGAAATCGCAGCGCCATCTGGAGTTCTACTGAATTTGATAGGGTATGTCCCGAAATTTCCGTCTGTCTGAGTGAAAACATACCTATAACTTGGTAAAAAGGTAATCTGATTTAGCTGTACTCCGTTGATTGCATATTTACTATTATTGATCACAGTGACCCCATACTCAATGGAGGTAACAAGAGGAATCGATGTACTCAGTCCTCCTGACACATTGAAAAATACAAGGTTGGTCGATGGTATGGCAGTCACCCGATACGTTATTTCTTGATAGGGCGCGGTAAAAGTTCCAATCAGGGATGCATTATTCAAGTCCGAACTTACGCAACCGGTAATGGAATATGGAATAATCGTTCCCGGACTGAGAAAAGAGTATAACTGGGCAGTAAAATCTTGATTTATGGTTGTATAGGGTGCGCTCAACTTGACCACGTTTGGGTAAAGGAAATTAAACGTGGAAGGCGTGCTTATGGATGCTGCATGTTTCAAATACAATGTGAATGACCCAGAACCGAAATCCGAAACGACTAAAGGTCGATTGTTATACTTTAAGAGCGCAAAGGAATTACTGATATCGGCTGAGCGTGGGTTTAGACCAGCTGCCGAGATAGCGTAAGAAGGAGTGGCCGACAAATCCGTGAAGTTTGTTCCACTAAAGTCGAGAGTGATGGACTTTGCGTATTTATTTATATATAAAATAGAATTTCTATTTATCATGGAGCGCATGCCACTAAAGGTAGAAAAACAATTCATATCTTGGTGTAGCTATATAATTATCCAATAAATAAATCATCCATGTTTATATATAATGAATTCATCGGCGGGAGAAGAATTGCCTGTAGAAGATTTGCCTGTAGAAGATTCACCTTCGGAATTTGAATTTTCCGCAGATGAAACACCCACCACAGAAGAAATACCCGCAGAAGAAATACCCGTAGTAGAATTTTCTGTATTAGATTTTCCCACGGAAGAAGAATGGCTCGCAGAAGTCCTCGCTGAAGAAGAAGTTCCTGTGGTAGAAGTTCCTGTAGAAGAATTGCCCACAACAGATATATCATCACCCACAGAAGAAATACCCACCACAGAAGAAATACCCGCAGAAGTATCGACTGTTTCAAGCAGTCCTGAATTTAACGTCATAAATCTTCCATTTTCCGAAGACTTTAGCCAATATAAGAATATTTGTTTCATCAGTTATATCGTGGAAGATAGTAGTACTTTTTCGCAGTACATCAATCGCGACACATATCCTGTGATCTATAACAGTTATGCGGACCGCGAACATTTAAAAACTTCTCTTTTAGCACAATTCACTGCGATTGAGCGCATTTCGTTTGTATTTCACGGACCGACTTCCGATAATGCGACTGGACCATTTATTCCCACCAGATTCATCCAAGGGGACATGTTCTTCACCATAGACGAGACAACCGGCGATGCCGTGGTTGGAGAGAATCACGTCTTTATACAAGAGTTATGCACTGCCCTTCATGTTGGAAACGTGGATTTTCTGGCATGTAACTTATTGCAATCTGCGGAATGGCAAAAATATTTTACATTATTCCAGAATGTAGTGGTGGGCGCATCGTTAGACAATACGGGTAATTTAAAATACGGAGGGAACTGGGTCATGGAGAACACAATGGAAAATGTGCGCGATATATACTTGAATAAAGACCTGATTGATAATTTCTCGGGATTACTTCTCACCTATTCTCTCCAGGTCAATGGCACTACGCGGACTTTTACATATACAGTAGATGCAAATAACTACGTGACTATTACAGGAATTTCAGCGAATTGGACGGGTGAATTGGCCATTCCTTCTACTATCGACGGAAACCCAGTCAAAACGATAACGGGTCTTAGTGGGAATGTTTTTTCCAGCCTTATTGTTCCGGTCGGTGTCACAACGATTGGTGCCAACGCAGTACAAGGCTCCAGCTCATTAACGAGTGTTTCGTTGCCCATTGGACTTACCTTGATCGGAAGTTATGCATTTACAAACTGTACCAACCTTGTTACAATTAATCTACCAGAAGGGCTAGTAGAAATTAGAGCACAAGCATTTAGCAGTACTAAAATAACTGCACAAATACCAAGCACGGTTACTACAATGGGACAAACCCCATTTTATGATTGTCAGGCATACACAAGCGTCACCATTCCGGCAAGTTGCGCTACTTGGGGACCTGATGTTTTTATTTATTGTAATTTTATTACAACCGTCACATTTGCTTATGGCTGTACGTCAATACCTTCTCTACTATTTACGAGCTGCCAAAGACTGCGTTACATTAACATTCCAAATACAGTGACCACGATTGGGGCCCAAGCATTTAGAGAAAACGGAAACGTGAATATGAAAGTAGTTATTCCGAAGAGCGTGACTACCATTGGTGGTGGGGCATTTATTTACAGTGGCACAGATGCGATTTACTTTTGCGGGAATTCTATTCCAAACATAGTATTGGGATCCGGAGATAACGGTGTTGAACTATTTAAACAGAGCAACAATACTCAAATAAACACATATTACCTTTCAACCGTTACCAATACATCTGTTTTGGCGGGGTTTTCCGACCCTGGTCATAATTTGATTCCATTAACTCCCACTGCCATGTATAACCAAATGAAACTCGACGGTGTCTCTGTACGTAATATTTACAATGCCGGGTTTCTCTCAATGGAATTCATCCTCACGCAGTACACCATTCGACAATTGATCGAGAATTTCGGCATTTCTATTGCTCAATTGATTGCAGATGGCCTACCTACATTAACAAATGGTACCATAAAATCTGCCATCGATTTTTGGGTCTATCAAGATGGTTATGTGGAGAATATGGCGATTGCTATATTTGGACATATTAACTTCTGGGATGTAAGCGGGATAACTGTTCTCGGGAGCACGGATGATGCAGGTTTTTTCCCTATTGATTTTGATTTCCCGAATTACGGTAACCCCATTGATATAAGCAGATGGAATGTGAGTAATGTAACGACCCTAAAAAATGCATTCAAAGGGTGTATATATTTCAATGGTGATATTAGTGATTGGGATGTAAGTAATGTGACGAACATGTCACAGATGTTTTATGGGGCAACTACGTTCAATTATGATATAAGTAGATGGAATGTGAGTCATGTGACGAACATGTCACAGATGTTTTATGGGGCAACTGATTTCAATGCCGATCTAAGTAGATGGGACGTGGGTAATGTCCTAGATATGAACGGGATGTTTAAAGAGGCATCCAGTTTTAATAGAAATATTGGCGGTTGGAATGTGAGTCGTGTTACGGATATGAATTATTTCTTAGATAAGGCAACCGCATTTACCCAAGACCTCAGTCCATGGAACGTGACCGGATTTTCATCGCAGCCTATCGATTTCAATTTAGATGGTATATTAACTCCAGCCTTATTGCCCGTATGGGGATCTTGGCCAGCAGACAAAGCTTTTATCATTTCTATTGTATCGTCAAGTGGTGTTTTGTCGCCAGCATTTGCATCAAACACATTTAGCTATACCCTTCGCTATATTACATTACCGTTCGATATTACACCGTACGTAATACCAGGTTCTACGGTTATTAGCATTGATAAGACAATGGCAACAGTTAGTTCAGGGAATATAACGATAAGTGTTACCTCGAGAAATGGTGCGATTAGTAATATATATACTTTTGCAGTAGAATTGTCGGTTTCTTCTTGGTATTCTATTTCTCTGAATATTAATTCTGGGACAGGAGTAAATGAGGGGACATTTAACGGATATTTTAGTGTAGATAATACCACGAATTTACTCACGGCTTTTTATGAAACAATAAACGGAGTAACTGATTTTGGAAAAAATATATTAGTTCAAACCGGCAATGGAAGAGAACTGGAAGAGGTTATAGGTTTTCAAACCTATGTATATCGCAGCCTTTACTATGATAATGCATATTTACCTGGTTGGTTTCAATTTTCAGAATATGGAGTTTTGATTAAGTCTATGTCTGCCTATCCACAATATTCCCTATTTACTTTAGGGCTACCTTATAATTATATTGCAGGGCCGGTTGGAGATACGCAAAATCGGTCTGGATATATTCAAACAATGAGTTCCTTGTTGGCCGATTATAGATCGGGTTGGGTAAGCACTATGATTTATGTTGTTTATAGTACGATTACGAATATTATCCCGATGACCTATCAAGCAATAAACACGGTTGGATACACCGCCTTGGATCTGGCCGATAGTGGCTTCAGGTTTAATATGAATATAAACACGTTTTACCACACGTTTTATACGGTTCCTTCGGCGACTTCAACGGTCATGACCAGAACCATTTACGACCGCATTGGCAATTTGGTACAAACGATAGACATTTCCTTTGGAGGACAAAGTATGTACGACACATTGGCGTTAATGAATAGCAACGGAACCAATCCTTTTACTATGGGGATTGTAGATTCGTCTCGGAATATAATTAAGATGGATTTGGCGTATTGCAATATCTTCACGAAGGAATTGACATCCAATCAGAAAACAAAACTCATGTCGTACGTGAATACAACATTTAAAGAACCACACACGATCTTTACCGCACAATATAAAGTTACCGTCTCCGATGGTGTTTTTTCGTTGGTAGACTCAAATGGAAGCTCTGTTCAAAGTATTGCGTTCAATTCCGGGAGTACCTATCTATTTGACCAGAGTGATTCCAGTAATACAGGAACCGTTTTTAAACTAAGTAGCTCGTCCACCTCATTGGTTGAAATTACGTCGGGGGTTACAAGATATAATACTCCAGGAACATTGAATGCATATATGACCATTTCGCCGGTGACATCACTCACGGCTTATCTGTTTGATCCTACGCGTATATATTATATAACCACGGCAGGTATGGCGTATGTAATAAATGGATCCGCAGATCAAACGATCTATTTAGTACGCGGCTATACTTATACAATTAATGTCAATGCACCAGGTCACCCATTTTATATTCAGACCAGTTCAGGGGCGTACAATTCTGGCAATATTTACAATACTGGTGTAACAGGGAACGGAACCGAAAATGGGACAATTACAATTGTAGTTTCGGCGACTACTCCTCAACAACTTTATTATGCTTGTCAAAATCATGGGTCGATGAACGGCTCCATTGTAGTAGGATAACTTGTTCATGTCATATATATTCATTTTATAAGAAATGAAAATATATCTGCGCTTCGTGTAGGAGTCGAACCTACGACCTTCCGGTTAACAGCCGGACGCTCTAACCAACTGAGCTAACAAAGCATTTTTTGCATTCTGTGGGGTTCGAACCCACGCGTAATAAAACACCAGATCTTAAGACTGGCTCCTTAGACCACTCGGACAAGAATGCGGGAGGGGAGGATGGTGCACAAGTACGGATTTGAACCGTAGACCCTTGGCTCATAAGACCAATGCTCTAACCAATCTGAGCTACGCGTGCATATGCTGCGGGAACACTGTTCTCTCTTAAGAGCTTGATTTCTTTATATGATTATTTGTATAAGTATTATGATATGATATGGGCTTCTTCATGATGATCAGATTAACATCTTACTTAAGCTTGACCGGTTTTCTTGTGCGGCGTTTTTTCCCCCCTTTTAGTTTATTTCTTGTTTTTTTACCGGCTCTTTTTATCACTCGCTTTGATTGACGATGATGATTTCGTTTATATTTCAGATAGCGGTTATTACGTGATTTTCCTCCTTCTTCACTGATGCTTCCTCTGAGTTTTGTGCTTTTGGCTCTTCGTTCATCTATATCCGCTGACGCTTCTCGAAAGTTCAAAAGGTCTTTTTTGTCTACAACTTCGAGTTTATTATAATCTTTATGTTTGACCTGATATTTCACGTCTTCAGCATTTTGTTTGTTTTGGTAGGTTGCAAGTATTATATAATTATCATATACTTTTTTAAGTTGTATATCACCTAGGAACGTTGGAATTTCTTCTTTTTTTTTTAAGACGTACATGACTCCACCAGGGAATCGTGTTTGAGAATCGTCATCTTGTATTTGTTTAAATATTCCATCGTCATTGTCGATTTCATTTCGATTAAGCTTTTTGAATTCGCTGTCAGCAATTATATATCTGTTTGCAAGTTCTGCTTCTGCTTTTGCTTTTACATTTGCTGCTGCTTTGNNTATAATACTACCGACGTTTTTTTTCGCTGTTGCGGTTGCTGCTGCTGCTGCTTCTGCTTCTGCTTCTGCTTCTGCTGCTTCTGCTGCTGCTTTCGCTGCTACTTCTGCTGCTGCTTTCGCTGCTTCTGCGTTTGTTGTTGCGTTAGCTGCGAGATCAGTTGCTTGATCTACATCTAATGTCGAAGTTACTGCTCCTGCTGCTTTTATTGCGGCTTGTGCTGATCTGGCTGCTTCTATTGCTGCTTCTGCTGCTGCTNCTGCTGCTTCTG